CAACTGATTCAGCTGTAAATGGTTTATACGGTGAAGGTAGATTTGGATATACTGTAAATGATGTATCTGATGAAGCTACAACAGGAGAACAAACTTTCGCAACTGCTTCATGGGCAGATGTAGGATTTGATGCTTCTTTATCAGCTTCAGTTGCTGCAAGTGAAATCGCTAAGATTTCTGTTGCTCACAACATCTTAGCAAGACCTGATTTAGATGCAGTAAGAAGTTACTACATTTCTTCATCAGATTTCGCAGGTGCTGATACATTCTATCCAGCTCACTCTAAAGTTAGTGGTGCTAACCTTGTATTCTTTGCAAAGGTAACTGACCTAACTGCAGGTGCTGGTGATGGATTAACAATCAAGTTTTCACAACAACCAATCGCTGAAAACAGAGGTGATTTTGAAGATGGAAATGCATCTTCACCAATCGGTGCTGATTTAGGTATTCCTGAAGTTGATTTAGAATTAAAGTCTGAAGCAATTGTTGCTAAGACTAGAAAACTAAAGGCTGTATGGACACCTGAACTTGCTCAAGACCTTAACGCTTACCACTCAATTGATGCAGAAGCTGAATTAACTTCTATGTTATCTGAGTACATCTCATTAGAGATTGACTTAGAAATCTTAGATATGTTAAAAGCTAACGCTTTAACAACTGAGTACTGGTCAGTATCATTAGGTGAAGAGTATAACTCAGCGACAGGAGCTTGGGTAGCGGGAACTAATTCTGCAGCTTACACTAAGAACTCTTGGTTCCAGACTCTTGGAGCGAAACTTAACAAAGTTTCTAACAAGATTCACCAATTAACACTTAGAGGTGGAGCAAACTTCGTTGTTGCTTCTCCAGACGTATGTACTATTTTAGAATCAATCCCAGGATTTACAGTTTCTGCTGATAAAGATGCTTCATCTTTCGCAGCTGGTGTAACTACTGTTGGTTCTATCGCAAACAGATACACAGTTTACAAAAACCCTTACATGACTTCAAACGAAATCTTGTTAGGATTTAAAGGAAGTAACTTCCTTGAGACTGGTGCTGTTTACGCTCCGTATGTACCATTAATCATGACACCTCTTGTATATGACCCAACTAACTTTACACCAAGAAGAGGTGTAATGACTAGATACGCTAAGAAAATGGTAAGACCAGAATTCTATGGTAAAATCTATGTTAAAGATTTAGCTAACGTATAATCGTTAATTAAAACTTAGTTAATAGGTCATTACATAGTGATGATAAAATTAAGAGGGATTCCGAAAGGTTTCCCTCTTTTTTTGTTTTATTCCCTCCTTTTCATTTAATTTATATTTATAAGAGTATAATTGTATAAGTAAGGAGAAAAATATATGTCTCAAGCAAGAATTTGGACAGGAACAACAACATTTACTTCAGGTTCATCAACTCCTTTTGGAATTTATGACTCTGATTCAACATTTCAGACAGATGCTCCGAAAGTTGCAAATTGGTGTGCAAGAAGATTAGGTTATCCTGTTATTGATGTAGAATTAGAAGGTGATAACTTTTTCGCCGTATTCGAAGAGGCAGTATCAGAGTATTCTGCACAAGTAAATCAATTTAATATTAGAAATAATCTCGGTTCATTAGAAGGACAACCAACAGGTTCAAATTACCAAGGTAGTTCAGTTTTAGGCTCGGATTTAAATAATACTATCACCATAGCGGAATCATATGGTAATTTAGCAAACGTAGGTGGTAGAACAGATATCAAAAAAGGGTATGTTAATGTAAATACTGGTTCACAAGAATATGATATTCAATCATTGTGGGCAAATGTAAGTGAAAGTGGTGAAAGACTGGATGTAACAAAGGTATATTATGAAACATCACCCGCTATTCAAAGATTCTTTGACCCTTATTCGGTAAGTGGACAAGGAACACTTAACTTAGTTGATGAATTTGGATTTGGTTCATTCTCTCCAGCGGCACAATTTATAATGATGCCTATTTATGAGGATATGTTAAGAATTCAACAGATTGAATTCAATGACCAAATAAGAAAATCTGCACATTCATTTAATATAGTAAATAATAAATTAACAATTTTACCAAAACCAACAACAGATTATAAACTTTGGTTTGAATATCAAGTTGTAAAGGATAGAACAGAAGCTTCTACTATTATAACTCCAAATGTAGTATCAGATTATTCAAATATTGGATATGATTTTGCAAATTATAATAAAATTAATGATGTTGGTAGACAGTGGATACGAAAATATACACTTGCTTTGGCAAAAGAGATGTTAGGAGCAATCAGAGAGAAGTACAATACAGTACCAATACCTGGTTCTGAAGTTTCTTTAGATGGAGCTGCACTTAGAGCTGAAGCACAAACAGAAAAAGATGCTCTTATCGAACAATTGAGAGAGAATCTAAACGAAGTTAGTAAAAAACAAAGAATGGAGAACGAATCTAATATGGTTGAACAACAACAACAAATTATGAATCGAGTTCCACTCAACATTTATATAGGATAAAAATATGCCGAAGTTTTTTAATGCAAAAGATTTGGATTTCATTAAAACCATCTCTGAAGAGGTAGTAGATTATGTTGTAGAACAGGCCGTAACCTTATTTAAGGTATCAGTTGGTGAAACAAAAACTAATCTATATGGTGAATCTTTAGGGAAGGTTTGGAGAGCACCTTCAACTGTAATGTGTATAGTTGATAGAGAGCCTATGAATGTAGTTTATGAAGGATTTGGACCAGATAAACAACAAGCTGTAGAATTTAGATTTAACAGACAGAGATGTAGAGAAACTTCTTTTGCAGTTCCAAAGGTAAGAGATATAAATGGTACTTTAGTTCCAACAGAGGCAATCCAAAACCTTACAGTTGGTTATCCTGAAATTGGCGATGTGGTTTTATTTGATGGAATTTATTATGAACTTGATAATGTAAGACAAAGTGCATTAATTGGAGGTCAACCACAGATATATAACAAAGAAACAAATGAATTTGAAGATTCAAGAAATCAACTAATTGGAGTTGGATTTATGGTAAGAAGAAGTCAAATTCAAATAGATGATAGGATATATAGTTAATTATGGCAATAGACCCACTAAAAAATAGACCAGTTAACCGAGCTACTCAATATAAAAAAGAAAGTATTGAGCAGGGTAAGGGTGTAAAATTATATGATGTTGATTTGGCAATCGCAGAACATATGATTGATACGGTTTTGCCTACTGTTGAAATATTTGAAGAGAAACAAAAGATACCAGTTGTGTATGGTAATCCTGAAAGATGGAAATCTATACGAAAAGATGGATTCTTAAGAGATAAAAAAGGAGTAATTCAAATTCCTTTAGTGATGTTTAAAAGAAATTCGGTTGCGAGGGATGAGTCTATGTCATCTACAATGAATCGTAATGTAGCTTACTCAGCAGTTTCAAGATATTCTAAAAAACATAGATATGATAGATTTTCAGCTATAACTCAAAGTGAAAAACCCGCTCAATTTTATGATATTGTAATGCCTGATTACGTTACTATATCATATGAAGTAATAATATGGACTGATTTTACAGAACATATGAATAAGATTGTAGAAGCGTTTCAATATGCTACAGATGAGTATTGGGGTGATAAAAATGGATTTAAATTTAGAACTCGAATAGATAATTTTGATAACCAAACAGAAGTTGGTGAGGGCACACAACGAATTGTTCGAACCAATTTCACTATGATGGTAAATGCTTATCTATTACCAGAAAAATTTGATAATGAATCAACTCATAAGAAAACAATAGGACCTAAAAAGGTAGTATTTGGTACAGAAACCGATTTAACCGGAAATTCTTTAAGTATGAGTAAAAAATCACCATCGTTAGATAGTGAATATGCTGATATTATAGATTTTATGTCCATTAGAGGTTCACAAGATGCTACTTTTGTGGATGCAGATACAATAAAACTAACAAATGTAGATTTACCAAAACTACCACCTGAATTAAATGGTATATTTGATGTAAATGATTGGTTTAGGGTGTATATAAATGGTGTTTTAGTACCATATGCTAAGTATTCATATACTGGCTCACAAGCTGCAAATGAAATTTACTTCAATTTTGGTACAGGTTCACTCGATAGTGAGAATAACTACATTTCGAGTACAACTGAGTTAGGTTATATATTGGAAAATACAGATGAATTTGGTGTAACTGGTAAATTTATAGAATTATAATATGGCTATTAAAGATTTACAAAAAAT